TCATTTTGTGGATACCAAAATTGCGGGACTGTGTGTCATTTTGTGGATACCAAAATTGCGGAGACATGAGGTCATAAAATCCACCGACCATAATTAATTCGGCGGAGATATTTTCGACGGCGGCGGAGTATCTAGCGCTACTCCATTTACGCGGGTCGCGACGCGACCTCGCTCGCCGCCCGCATTATTTCCCGATCGGGAAAACAATATGCGGAGAGCCGCGGCCCAAAAAGGCCGTCGTCTCAATTCAAGCTGCGGAGGAATATTTTCACCGCTGCGGAGTCTCGCTGCTACTAGATATCATCGATGGCCGCAAGCGTCCGCAGCCGAGGATGGTGCTTCACTTACTGGGGTGAAGGCAGTAACCATGAAAATGGCATTCAAGGCGTCCTACCGGACACGTCAGTTTACGAGGGAATAAACTACGAATACATAATCGTAGGCCTCGAAACATCAAAAGAAGGATGGCTTCACCATCAAGGCTACGTGTACTTCAAAAACGCAATTACACGATCTAGCCTAATCAAAAAGCTACCCAAGGGAGCTAACAACAGACCTGCCAAAGGCAATGCCGAGCAGAACTTCAATTACTGCTCAAAAGAAACAATCCTCTTCGAGGATGGAACTCGCCCCGCTCAAGGTGAGCGGACTGACCTCGATGGGATCAGAGAGCTCGTCAAATCATCTGGAAAGATGAGAGATGTAGTTGACGTAGCGCCAAGCTACCAAGCCATTAAAATGGCAGAAGTGATACTAAAGTATCAAGAACGTCAAAGGACGTGGGAACCAAACGTAAAATGGTTCTGGGGACCGGCAGGTGCCGGTAAAACCACCACAGCACTCAAAGAGATGCCGGATGCCTGGGTATCAGGCAAATCCTTAAAATGGTGGGAAGGTTATGATGGCCACGAAGACGTCATTATAGATGACTTCAGGGGTGACTTCTGCACCTATCATGAGCTGCTCCTCATACTAGGTGGTCAACCCTTTCGGGTCGAGAACAAAGGTGGCTCGAGGCAATTGCTTGCCCGTAATATCATCATAACGTCCTGCTATCCGCCGGACAAAGTCTACAAGACTGTAGAGAACTTAGATCAACTGTGGCGTCGACTAAGTGAAGTGAGACGGTTCGAACGCTCGAAACCGCTCAAAATGCCCTCTATGAACTTCTGTGTAAACGGCACAGAAGTGGGTTCTGACCCCGAACCCATCATAGAGATAAACGCCGTTTCATCGGCGTTGGGTGGGTGTGTCAACACCTTCGGGTCGACACAGAAGTCGGGGGTAATACTATGCCCCGACTTTCACCCACCGCAATATGAAGAAATGGACGGACTCATTGATGAGATCCTCTCGCTGATTTAAACAGCGAACGGGTATAAAAGGACCCATGTCCTTTAGGTTAAATACCCTCAAACTGGACTATACCTGCGCCCCAGGCGCTCCGCGCCCGGGGCCTGGGCACAGCCCAGGGTGCCAGTGTGATATATTCGCACTACGTCCGTAGCGCTAACAATAGGCCGCGGACTTGCTTTTTTTCCGCAAGAATCCGCAAAAAGATGGTTCAAACATACTCAGCTTAATAAGCCTGAGGATCGAGATAAGGGATTTGACAGATGTACAAATCACAAGACCGTGTAACACCGCTTCCAGGAATGTAAGAATTCTTCACCTTAAGGGTGTGGGACTTCCCATCACCTACAATAGTAATCCAAGTTACGGACAAATTTCTGTCTGCAGAACTAGCAATAGGTGGTGACTGAATAATAGCCGCCTGATTGGAGTCGAAGTGCTCAACAAACTGAATTCCGGGATCAACAGTGTCGCCGAAATTAGCACCAACAACATTCGAAACATGAGATCCGAGACTTGCATAAGTCACTTGGAAGGAAGTCGGACGAAACAAAGGAGGGAAGACGATGTCACCATCGGAACCATCATCAGCCAAAGTAATGGCCAAATTATTAATGCCATCAAACTCACCATCATCCATGGGATTCGAACCAAGAGGGTTAGTGTCAGAAACACCGACATTGTTGAAGAAATGGTACCATCCGCCAGCATCCGCCTGCTGAGCTCCCATTTTAGGCTTGTACAGGATGAACTCATAAGTAACCCACAGCTGTCCGACCTGAACACTCGTGCCCTGAAGACCCGATGTAGCAATAGAGAACTTGCCAAAGTCGGAGAATCGAAGATCAGCTGAACTCGAATAACCACCATCACGGGTGTAAAGATGAGACAGTGGAGACTGCTTGGGATCACACTCAACGAAGTGCTGGATAGTGTCACTCACTTTTCCAGACTGGGCCCAGGTATAGTTAAGAAGCTCAACATCACTGGAGAAATCAGGATCAGTAGGATCATACTGAGTACACATCATAACCTGACCAAGAGCAAGGTTAGTGGAAGAAGCAATAGCATCTGAAGCTGTCGACCTGAACTCGAACATCAATCCATTGGGCTTGTACTCCTCGTAGTTCGCAGCAATCGTGGACAACCACGGAAACGTCGAACCCTGTGCCGGGTTAAGAGGAAACGTAGCCATCGTGAAAGAACCTGCGGTCGCCGAAGTAACGATGGGACCGAGATACTCTCGATGACGGACAACAGTTCCTCCCTCAGCGTAATAAGTATTAACGACCTGAGGGATGTCCGGCCTAATGAGGACATTATGGCGAATATTCGCCAAATCATAAGCGCCAAGTCCAGTCAGCTTCGGTGCATTCACTGAGCCATGCGAGTACCCTGCGTTTACCGCCAATCCTCCGCCGATGAGGCCAAGCTTGCCTCTGGCGTATGCGCCTCCAGAGACATAATAACCACCTCGGCCACTCACTGTGGCACGACGCGGCTTGGGAGCAGCTCGATACGAAATGGATCGAGGAATGGCAACAGCCCGGCGGGCGTACCCGGTGGGCGCGACACGGCGACGCGAAACAGCGGGGCGTCGTGAAGACATGGGATAATAGACACACACAAAATCTCTAAAATAAAATAATCCCCCCGTGTGTCATTTTGTGGATACCAAAATTGCGGGACTGTGTGTCATTTTGTGTGTCATTTTGTGGATACCAAAATTGCGGGACTGTGTGTCATTTTGTGGATACCAAAATTG